CAGGTGCCGGCATGGATACTGGTATTGCTAGTGATCATTTGGATCTTACTATAGGACTACAACAATGACAAAAGTGTTTGACGCAACAAAATTTAGGAAAAGTATAACAAAATCAATACAAGGGTTAGGAATAGGATTCAGTGATCCCACAGATTGGATCTCAACAGGCAACTATGCTCTCAACTATTTGATGACCAGTGATTTCAACAAAGGAATCCCATTGGGTAAAGTGACGGTGCTCGCAGGAGAATCAGGTGCGGGAAAATCATACATAGCGTCAGGAAACATAATCAAGAACGCACAGGCACAGGGCATATTCGTGATATTGATAGACACAGAAAACGCACTTGATGAGACATGGTTACAGGCACTGGGCGTTGACACGTCGGAAGAAAAACTCCTAAAACTGAGCATGTCAATGGTGGATGACGTGGCGAAGACCATATCCGAATTCATGAAAGGCTACAAGGAGCAACACGCTGACAACAAGGAAGGCGCTCCCAAAGTTCTTTTCGTGATAGACAGTCTGGGCATGATGCTGACACCAACAGATGTTAACCAATTTGAAGCAGGTGACATGAAAGGCGACCTGGGTAGAAAACCAAAGGCACTGACAGCACTCGTGAGGAATTGTGTAAACATGTTTGGTAGTTGGAATGTTGGATTGATAGCGACCAACCACACATACGCATCACAGGACATGTTTGATCCAGATGACAAGATATCAGGCGGACAGGGATTCATATACGCCAGTTCCATAGTGATAGCGATGAAGAAACTGAAGCTCAAGGAAGACGAAAAGGGCAACAAGATATCCGAAGTAAGGGGAATTAGGGCGGCTTGTAAGGTCATGAAGACCAGATATGCCAAACCTTTCGAAGGCGTTCAGGTCAAGATCCCTTACGACACGGGCATGGATCCATACAGTGGATTAGTGGACCTGTTCGAGAAGAAGGGCTTACTGGTACAGACCGGAAACAGGTTGAAATACGTAGACCCGCAGGGTAAGGAACACATAGACTTCAGGAAAGCGTGGACCGGTGATAAATTAGACATGATAATGGCGAACTTCAAAGAAAGCACTGATCACAAAGTGGAAAGTGTAGAAGAGGCACCAAAGTCAAAAGCGAAGAAAACAGAAATTATAGAAGAGGACGACGCAGAATAATGATTGATTTCACACACGAAGACATCGAGCGTTTATGGAACTCCATATCACACTACGTACCAGAAAGATCAAAACTGGACGCGGCAATTGACTTCATCAAGAGCTTAGAGGACATTGGTGTAGAAACCGATGAAATTAAAGCATCGGGTGAATTTGATCCAAAACTCGAAGAGGCCATCAATACCGTGTTTGAAGATGACGAAGAAGAATCAGACGGATACGGAGAAGATGATTAATTGGTACAGTGAAGTAAGCAGGAGCCTAGCAAAGATACCAGACTGTGTAGCATACTTTGACAAGGAACTGTTGGAAGCCAGGAAACAGTGCAAGATCTACGGAAACCTCGAGCGAGCATCGGCGGCACTTCCGGGAATAGTGGAAGAGAGATTCAGCCAGTTACAACAACTAGAGGCTATATTAGAATACCTAAACATAGAACTGAGAAGACTGAGATCAAAGACATTCCGCAAATTCCTAGAGAACTACAACAGGGCACTGTCCAGCCGAGACGCAGAGAAGTACGTCGACGGTGAAGATGACGTAGTCGACTTAACCAAAATTGTAAACGACTTCGCACTGCTAAGGAACCAATGGTTGGGCATCACAAAAGGCCTTGATCAGAAGCAATGGCAGATAACCAACATCGTCAAACTGAGAGTTGCGGGAATGGAAGATGCCGACATCAAATAGGATCATACTCACAGACGTAGACGGAGTACTGCTGGAATGGGAACACCATTTTACCAAATGGATGTTATCAAAAGGATACCAACTCCAACCCAACACGCAGACCGAATACAACATGCACATAAGGTTTGGCAAGGAACCCGATATAGTCAAAAATCGAATCAGAGAATTTAACTGCTCGGCATGGATGGCGACACAGGACCCGATGCCTGATTCTGTGCAGTGGGTAAAACTCTTGCACGCCGAAGGTTGGACTTTCGTGCCTATAACTAGCCAAACTTCTGATTTACCAGCACAAGCGTTGCGGAAAAGACGGTTAGCAGAGCTCTTTGGCGACCATGTGTTTAGTAACTATTTCATACTGGAAACCGGTGCTGATAAGGACCCAGTGCTAAAAGAATTCCGAGACACCGGACTCTACTGGGTAGAGGACAAATGGGCCAACGCTTTAACAGGGCTGAAATACGGATTAAAATCAATTATAATAAATCATGACTATAACAGAGAATTTTCTCATCCAGGAATTACCAGAGTAAATACCTGGAAAGATATTCATGAACTCACCAAAAACAAAAAATAACTTTTGTATTAGACCATTCACCTCGTTAGAAATATTTACAAGAGGATCTATAAAATCTTGTTGTAGAATCAGGCCGGAAAAAACAAATTTCAAAGGAATAACAAATTTCACCGTAAAAACAGGAATCAAAAAGTTTTGGAAAAGTGAGTACAGAAAATATCTAAAACATAAATTTCTCGCAAATGAAAGACCTAAAGAATGTATAGACTGTTGGCAACAAGAGGATCGTGGTTCCACTAGTCATAGAATGCGGGGTAATGAAGACCAAAGAATTATTTTCCAAAACAAAAATACTGAAAAATACTTAAGACAACTCGGCAAATGGGAACTAGACTTTCCCCAAGACGTTACAGTATCTATCACTAATTTATGCAATTTGAAATGTCAAATGTGTGATGGTGTGCATAGCTCTACTCTGTTACAAGAAAATCATAAATTAGGTTTAGAACAAAACATTCGACAAAAAGACCTAACGTGGTCAGACAAAGATAAGATTAACACAATTGAGGAGTTAATTCATAATAAATTGAAAACATTATACCTCCTTGGGGGTGAACCATTAATGGTGCCTGAAATTTTATTTCTCCTTGAAAAACTTTCTGTGGATAAAATTGTGACGGACAATCTACAATTAAACATAGTCACAAACGGTACAATCTGTAATGATAAAATTATAAATTTGTTAGGAAAATTTAAAAAAGTAAAATTAGTGTTGAGCATTGACTCTACAGGCAAGTGCAACGAATACATAAGATTTCCTAGTAAATGGTCAACGATAGAATCAAATGTTCTAAAATTCAAATCTTTAGAAAATGTCACACTATACATCAACTCAGTAGTACAAAATATAAATCTTTTGAATCTGCAAGACAATATAAATTTTGCTTACGAACATGGCATACATCTTAACTTCTCCATTCTAGATAGACCAGAATACCTTCAATTTGATAATTTACCAAAAACTCTCCTGCAGTTAGCGTTGAATCGATTATCAAAAATTGAGGATAAAAAACTAATTCATACTACAAATTGTAAAAACTTTGTGGATATATTATCACAAAAAGTTTCTAAAGAGCATGTGGTGGATATAGACAATTATGATAAGTTTAAATCTATAATCCAAATTCGGGACGCTCATAGAAAAATAAGTATAAACGATTACATACCAGAATTAGGAAAAGCAATAGAAAAACAATGAAAGTATACGTAGGGTGGGATTCGAGAGAGGACATCGCATATCAAGTGTGCGAGCATTCTATCAAGCGCAGAGATCCTGGTGCTGAAGTATTTCCTCTCAAGCAGAGCCAGATGCGACAGCAGGGCATCTATACCAGAGACATTGACAAACTGGCCACAACAGAATTCACATTCACGAGATTTTTCGTGCCTTATCTCAACAACTACAAGGGGTGGGCAGTGTTCTGTGACTGTGATTTCCTATGGAAGGTGCCTGCGAAAGAGCTGGAACAGTACTGTGATGACAGTAAAGCAGTGGTATGCGTACAGCATGATTACACACCCGAGGATGGATCTATAAAGATGGATGGACAGATACAGACAGCCTACCCAAGGAAAAATTGGAGTAGCATGGTGTTGTGGAACTGCGGACATGAGAAGAACAAGATACTGACCCCCGAGTTCCTAAACAAGCAAACACCAAAGTTCCTACACCGGTTCAGTTGGTTGGAAGATTCAGAGATAGGTTCTCTGCCACACGAGTATAATTGGTTGGTGGGATGGTACAAGGAACCAAAAGATGGCAATCCAAAGATACTGCACTACACCGAAGGCGGTCCTTGGTTTGACGGTTATCGTGATTGCGAATACGCTGACGAGTGGAAGAAGGAAGTAATCAATCTTTTTAGTGCTTAAAATAGATTTTATCTACTTGTTCATTATTGTGGTCCGCAATAATCTCACTATTTGAAAAGCCTATTGAACTCATATAAACATCCATATCATGCTCTGTAGGCATTTCAGGAAATTGTTGATTCTTGTATAGATTGACTTCCTGTATCACATACTGTGCTCTTTTGAAAATATTTGGTGCTCCCTGCATAATCATTATCTCTGCTCCCTGCACATCTTGTTTGATCAAATCAAATTGTGAATCCTTACCTACCACTTGATCTAAAGTCTGCATTTGTCTGATTTCGTAATCCTTGAAGATCCCGAACAAAGTTGAGCCTTTGGTGTAGGTAACTTTTTTCTTATTACCTTTCATTATTTCTCTCAAATGCATTTTTACTTCTCTGTTAGCATCACCCAACACTGCGATATGATAACTGGGAGTTACCTTTTTTAATTTCTTTTCATGTTTTGAACCAGCCTCAATACAGGTGTATTCTGCGTCAGGCCAGATGGCTTTTACATTAAGAGTCCAAAAACCGTTCCAGGCGCCTATGTCTAGAATAGATTTTGGCATGAAGTTCTTTTCTTTTTTAAGTTTTTTCAAATATTCGTACATCATGCTCTATAATAAACAATATCGGGCCAGGTTTTTATCAATATTCTAAAACCCAAATTTTTGAGGTGCTTTTCAATTTCTAGATTACTACTGCCATATCTTTTGCTGTTGTTGTTAAGTTCTATCATTATGTATTGAATAGTTTCTATAGTTTTTTCTGCTCCTTTTAAAACTTCCATTTCCAGTCCTTCAACATCTATTTTCAAAAGATCGATATTTTTTAAATCCATGGAATCAATAGTGGCAATTGCCACATCGCCTTTTTCCATCAATACTCTGGTATTTTGTGAGGCAACATCGTCACTTAATTTTATAAAACCAATTTCATTACCTATTGCTTTATTATAAAGTTTTACGTGGTTAAATGGTGCTAAATTTCTGTGCAGACATTCGAAGTGTGTCTTGTTCGGTTCAAAACACTTTATCTCTTTAGAGTACTTCTGCATGGCTAGGCTCCATGTCCCACACCAGGCACCCACGTCTACTATTGTCTTAAATTTTTTGTTCTGTGAATCACACCATTTTATAAATTGGTTTAGACACTTGTCCTGCATATGAGGTTCACCTTTCTTCCTCCATTCTTCAATCTGCGCATCCGTAGAAGGTACCCATAATCCTTTAGATAATTTTTCTATCTTCATAATAATTCCTTATCCATTAGTGCCTCTACAGCCGTGCCATTAGCAAACTCTTCAGGGGTGAACTGTTGGTATGCTAAACTGTACAACCAAGGTTCAGGACCACCGTAGTAGGGATTCTCAATATCAGACAGTTCGATGTTGCCAACATCTGTGGCGAAACTCTTTTCATGACAGAAAACAGGTACGCCTTCACACACGGCCTCCACCGCCGCTATACTACAACTTGTGACAACACACCAAGCATCCTTAAGGTCCTCGGATAGGGGTACCTTGGCCTCACTTGGTCCTGATGTACCCCTGCCCCTAGGCTTGTGTCGAAGTCGGATTGGTCTGTCTGTATACCTCTTTATCTGTTCAATAGTATCTCTAGTCCAGTTTGGATTGCCTAGATAATCGTGGATGCCAGACGAGCTAGGACATACTAAAACATATTTGCCAGCGAACGTTGGTGCCTTGATCTTTATCCCAAACTTATCAAATCTGTCTGATTTGCAGTTCTTGATGTAGGGAACGTGTATGGAGTTCTTAGAAATCCTCCAATAATGATTGTTTGGACGCAGATTGTTATTGTCAAACCTACCAAAGTACGGGGTGTCCGTGAACCAATACTGATGATTTCGTGCTTCTAGTTTTTTCACCATCTCTCTGTTGTTGTTGACGAATCCCCAAAACATGGAATTGCTGACCGGTTCCGTTTCTTTGGCATTATCTAGTGTCTGTGTCTGATCTGGCCAAGACTTCACTACACCATCGAATACTTCCCAGGCCTTGCTATTTTTGTTATTAAACGGTGCGTAGATTGTTAGCATCTATAAATTCCTTTAACTGCTCGGCCCATCGACTATGTCCTGTTGCGGAAGGATGAGGATCACTAGGACTCACTATGAGATTGTGTGCCATTACAAAATCAAAATGGCTGTGTTCTATCTTAAAGAATCTTTTGTAATCAATTAAATTTACAAAAGTTTTAAGATCATTATTACTACACTGAATAGGGTTAGGCAAGGCATTGTACATCACGTATGGTATCCCATTCAGTTTAAAAAAATTCTGTAGGTCAACGACATGATCAAGGAACCGCATCTGTCCCTGCTGATCGACATCCCAACCTTTTTGGGCGCCAATAAACCTGAGGTTATCACCGGTCTTCCATGTCCTCCAAGTGGACTCCATGTTTGGAATACGGCCTTTCTTCCACCCGTCGTTGGTTAGATAATCATGCCTGTGTGTACTGGACCATCCTATGACCGCAAACACATCTTTGCTATCGTTCTGATGGAACCAAAGTTTTGTGGTAAAACTGATCCTATCGTTACCACGACCTCCCATGGCCAAATTATCCAGTTGTGAACCATAACAATCTGATAAAATTTTTGACACAAAAGTATCGACTCCGTCCTTTGGACGCTCTGTTAGGAAACTACAACCGTTGGAAAATAATAGCATTGTAAGTTATTTTACAGTATAATTATTCATATGCCAACGGTTAAGAACATAGATTCTATAAAATATTTCCTCAATAGATTCCCCACAATAGACAATGGGTACCACTACTCTGTTGAATATCATGAGGACGCGCTTAACAGTTTTAGTTCATTACCAACCTTTGTGGCAGAATTTTTTGACTGCAGGACCCACTCCTGTCCTTTGCTAATAACAAATGAAGATCACATGATCACAGAACATGTATGGAATCTTACACATGCGAGGAAACACAAACCCAACAAGACACACCGCTTATGGAGTGATTGGGCAGAAAACATGAAGGTTGATCTACCACCAGTAACAAAATATTTCAATGAGACTTACACTTATGTGTGGTTACCGATCGACGAAGAAAGCGCCAACAACCCATGGCACGTGTGGATAGACATGGTATCCAAATTTCGACTGATAGAAAAGAGATGGTCGACAAATTTCGCAAAATACATTTTCGTTCTCTCCAACCCTAGTCAGTACTTTGATCGTGTGGTCAAAGAATTTTTTCCTGAACTGAGGTACATGGTGATCCCCAAAGATGAAGTGTGGCAGTTCAAACACCTCATCGTTCCCAGCATGAGTAATCACAACGACGGCGTTATAGCCCCGGGTGTTGCTCCATGGATCAGGGTTCTAAAAAACTTATTGAACGTGGCGAGTGAAAAGAAACGTAAGATTTTTATTTCTCGAGATGATGCCAGATCCAGGAGACTTATTAACTCAGAAAAATTATTAATGGCTCTACAAGGATGGGAAACTATTGTGCTAGATAAAATGCCAATAAAGGAACAAGTCAAATGTTTCGCCGAAGCATCGCATGTGATATCAACTCACGGTGCCGGATTAGTCAATCTTTTATGGTGTGAAAATGGGACGAGGGTCGTAGAAATACAAGACATAAAAAGGATAGATAAGAAAGTTTATCCTGTTTTATCTTACCACCTAGGCCTAGATCATAAAGTGCATGTGGCCAAGACAATACCGATTGAGCTACGAGGTCCCAAACCCAAAGGAACAAAAAAATGGCAAATGGTGGATTTTGAAATCAACATTCCTGATCTAGTGAGACATTTAAATTAAGTACATATCATGCTGTCAATATTACAAAAAAAACCAACAATCTACAAAGACCCGTATCCGCACTTTGTCATAGAAGATGCTTTGCCAGATGATCTTTACGATCATTTGGAAAGAGAATGGCCTAAAGAACAATTATTAAGGACACAACCTTTTGACAAAGGAATATGTTATAGACTGAAGGCTGACGAAATGCTAAAAGAATCGGTTGTTCCTCACGTATGGAAGGAATTCGCAGAATATCATACATCGGTCGGATTCTTCAACGAGGTAAAAGATATTTTTGGTGACATTATCCCAGAAATACCCAACATAGAAAAGACACTGAGTGCCCGTGGGTGGGACAAAGGAAATGATATCATAGGTACAGACTGCCAAGCGGTGATGCATAAGCCTATCGATTACAGTTCACGCACACCTCACATAGACAACCCGAGGGAAATTTATGCCGGTCTGTTATACATGCCCTACCCTGATGATAACAGCACAGGAGGAGAATTCCAGATACACCAAGCAGAGGGAGTAATTAAGGAAGTTAACAAGTCGGGGGGTAGAGAAGTGTCCGCATACAACCAGGGCAAGGTAGTGAAATCTGTTCCTTACAAACGTAACACATTTGTGATGTTCTGTAACAACTCGAGTAGATCGGTGCATAGCGTTTCACCTCGCGTTGGCGCCACCCTGCATAGGAGGAGTGTGAACATTATAGCAGAATTCAACAAGGTGTCTAATAGGTCAATGTTCAAAGTAAAAGAATTTAGGAAATGAACATAGCAGGTATACACACCACGAAACCACGAACACAACGATACGTTGATGCTTTCGTCAAAGGTACACCAGGGCCTTCAAAGATATATCATTTCAGAGAACTTAACACACTGCCCGATGAAAGTTTGACAATGTATGGCATACTCGCAGGTTCTGGGGAGGTATACAAATGGTGTCAGAAAGAAAAAAGAGATTTCTATTTTATGGATCACGGATACTTCACAAACGCACATGACAGTCCTCACTGGCTACGAATAACCAAAAACAAACACTGTCAAAATACTATGAGAGAGGTACCCGTCGACAGGTATGAAAAATACTTCAAACAAAATATTAAGCCATGGACAAAAACTGGAAAGAAGATACTGGTGTTGCCTCCAACCAACGCTGTGGCAAATTTTTTTGGTCAAGAGGACTGGCTTGCCAATACCTTAAAGACATTAAAAAAGAACACCGATCGTGAAATTGATGTGCGCGAGAAACCCTATAACCCTACGATTGAGATAGACCACGTGGGCGCCACTATAAAGGTAGACAAACCCACAAAACACCAAGGTAATATAAATTGGGTAGACTATTATGCCACAGTCACATATAACTCCAACACAATGGTGGCCAGTCTGGCAAATGGCGTTCCTGTTTTCTGTGATGCAATAAACAGTGCGGCGGCACCCATATCAGAAACGGATTTTTCAAAGATAGAAACACCTAAATACGGAGACAGGATTGCATTATTTTCAAGTCTAGCGTATAATAACTGGAGCCTAAAAGAGATGGCAGACGGCACGGCGTGGAGAATGTTGAATGAAAGTTGAAATATTTAGAAGAACAGTGAAAGATCGTAGACGTGGTAACAGTTACGAACTTCTTTATCATCTCAAAGAAGGCATAGAAGCCGCTGGAGATGAAGCAATCATTGTCAATGAAAATAGGACAGGTCCCACCGTAGAGGGAGAAATGATTCCCACAGCACCCATGGCGGCCATGTTTGGTTATGGCGGTGATAGGCAAATGCACCACACCAAGGGTAGGCGTAGGGAATTAGCCAATAACTGTAGAGCAAAAAATATACCTTTGATCACTTTTGACGGAGGACTTTTATCCAGCTTTGGCAATGTGTCTACTTCCCCGGATCACCATTTCAGGGTTTCTTTATACACACCAATGAATGATGGAGATTTCCTTTCCGACAACAGCCCAAGTGATCGTTGGGAGATGATGAAAAATAAATTTAAGGTACGTCACGAACCATGGAGGAAATCAGAACAAGGAGATCCCATAGTTTTTGTCCTACAACCCAAGGACAACTGGAGCATGAACGAGCTTGATCCAATAGCGTGGTTCAATGGGGTATATGAAAAAATCCGGCCCGCCACAGACCGGCCTTTCATAGTTAGGCCGCATCCAAATCACGTGGCCAGCATAGTTGAAAGGAGGAGCGAACTGCCAGAGGACATCGAACTACAATACACGCAGAAGCACTTTGGCGGTGATGAGAAAAAGCACTATAGATTCAACTTCCAGGAGGTTATAACTAACTGCCATGCTGTTGTTACTCACAATTCTACTGCCAGTGTTGACTCTTGCGTTCGTGGAATACCTACCTTTTGTACCTCAGATCTTGCACTTTGTTGGCCTGTAGCCAACAAGGACCTCAACAACATAGAGACTCCAGAACGTCCGGACAGGACACAGTGGCTCAATGACCTTGGTTACAAGATGTGGAGCATCCAGGAAATCCGTGATGGCACCGTGTACAAAAGATTCAAACAGAGGCTAGGACTACAATGACCTCGTTGACCGTAATAACAACGTTCCCTCCCAACAGATGGACTGCATACGCCAAGAGGATGTTGGAGAGTCATATCGAGTTTTGGCCCAACGATGTTGAGTTGCACGCCTACTACGAGGGTGTACAACCCGATCTAGAAAACAAAAAAATAAGATTTATTGACATAGAAGCAGTAAATCCGGAATTGGTCAGTTTCAAAGAACGTCACAAACATGATCCTGTGGCAAACGGAGAGACAACAGAAGTACCGGGGGGTGTGCGTAGAGATCCAAACGCAGGATCCAATGACAGAGGCAAGGGATCATACCTATGGGACGCGGTGAGATTCTCACACAAGACTTTCGCTGTGGACCATGCGATCAAAAATAGCAAAACGGATTATGTTCTATGGTTGGACGCTGACACATATACATTCAGGAACATATCTAAACAATTTGTTACAGATCTTTTGCCAATGGATAAAATGGTGAACTTCCTAGGAAGGGGAGACAAATATCCTGAGTGTGGATGGGTTTGTTACAACACCCGACATTCAAAAATCAATGAATTCATGCGGTACTGGACGGACATGTACAACAACGACACCATCTTCAAAGAATTCGAGTGGCACGACAGTTATCTGTTCTGGCAATGCTTGAAAAGGATAGCGCCCAACGAAGGCGTTGACATAGGCAAAGGTGCGGGTGTGAAGGGACATCACGTGTTCATAAACAGTGTGCTTGGTGGTTACATAGATCACATGAAGGGCAAAAGGAAAGTGTTGGGCAAGAGTTCTAAGAGTGATCTGCGTGGCAATCGCGAAGAAGACTACTGGAAGAATGTCGAGAACTATGATCCATTTGGCGGAGTTCAGTTTGATCCAAAACAGGCCGATGACATCATCAGTAAGGTGGCCAAGGGAAAACAAGGAAATTAATGAGACTGGAAGTTTGGACAGAGCACGGGCCGCTGAACTCCAAGCCCATATTCGATGCGTTCATAAAGAGCCTGCGTGATGCGGGGGACCAAGTCTATCTAAACAGATCAGCCAACGCAGACGTGGCTGTGATATGGAGTGTGCTGTGGCGTGGCCGGATGCAGGGATACAAAAAGATATGGGACGAGTATAGAGCAAAAGGCAAACCCGTGATCGTGATAGAAGTGGGGGGACTGCGGAGGAACCAGAGTTTCAAGATAGGAATCAATGGCATAAATCGTGATGCCGATTTTGCCAATCAGGAGTTTGACGACAAGAGGTGGCCACTGTTCAAACACACACTACAGCCGTGGAATCCGTCCGGAGAACTGATCGTTATATGTGGACAGCACGACGCTTCTGAACAATGGCGAGGAATGCCCAAGATGGAGAACTGGATCAAACAACAGATAACCGAGATCAGGAAGTACACCACGCGTCCGATCTTGGTCAGACCGCATCCACGCAATCAGATATCTTTCAAAGAAGAGGATTTCGTAAATGTCAAGGTCAGGATGCCAAAACGTGACCATAGGACTTACGATGACACTGATTTCCGTGCTACCTTGGAGAGAACATGGGCGGTGGTCAACCATAGTTCAAATCCAGCGATGGAGGCGGTGATAAAAGGAATACCGGTTTTCGTGTCAGCATCAAGCCTGTGTCATGACGTGGGCAATACAGAGTTGCGTGACATAAACACACCCGCCATGCCAAACAGGATAAGTTGGGCGAACCAATTGGCGTACACCGAATGGTTCAAGGACGAGATCGAGCAGGGACTGCCATGGGCAAGGATCAAGGCAAGACTACAGGAAAGGTATTTGAAATGAAAGAAGTAAAGATAGGCAGGAAGAACGAGATACAACCCATAGAATGGGCGCCCTACCAGGGAGAAACTGTGATCGTGAACACCATAATCCGTAAAGGTCAAAGGATAAAAGAGACAGCATTCTACGAAGACAAGGTTAAGGCCGTGCCGCGCGGCAATGCCTACTGCATAGGAAACGGACCATCTAGGAAAGGGTTTGACCTGAATAAACTAAAAGCCACCGGTCAGACTTACGGATGTAATGCACTATACAGAGACTTCATGCCAGACTTCATATTCAGTGTTGACACGAAGATTACGGTCCAAATGTGTGAGGATGAAGTTGGATTGAAAACCATACACTACGCACCATCGCTGGAAGTCAACAGGAAACAGAACAGAGGCATGCTACATCTCATACCACACAATCCACACTGGATATCCGGTAATGCGGCATTCTGGACAGCGAGTGTTCATGGACACAGGAACATCTATCTCATAGGTTACGACTTCAGGGAATATGGCAAGGGCGAATTGAACAACATCTACCAAGGCACGGATTGCTACGGCGAGAGGAATGGCAATGACATATTCGAAGGTTGGCTATCAACATTCAGGAAGATGTTGAAGATGAGGCCTTACGTGAACTACACCATTGTTCATGACGATCCACCTAGTTTCCTGCACAACCTACAGACAGGCACGGACCTAGGCAACAGCAAGATTATAAGTTACAGTGAGTTTGAAAAGGTTCTAACACCTTGATAGGTCTAGACCGGCGAACTTAAATTTATTTTTCCAAGCGAAGAAGTTTTTGTTGTGGTTGCTGTAAGGATCTTTCAGCCAAGTCATCTGATACAGATGCACCATCTCATGTGCCAGTGTTTCAACGAAATCTTTCCAAGTGGGAAATTTACAGTGTAGTTCTATGTAGAAGTCCACGTCGATATGGTAAGGTATGACCCTCTGATCGAACTTACCTTTTGGTGTTTTCCTGTTGTCCCAATTGGCCACGCATCTACCCCAATCCTTGTGCAGTTTGCGAACACGCAACGGCACGGATGGTAATCTACTGTTGAATAAACCACGATTCAATGTCCTGAACCAATGATACAACTGCTCTTGTGTGGGCTTAAACCCTTTGGTGTTCTTGTATCT